TAAACGAAGCAAATAGATTTATGATAGACACGCTAAAGGCGAGAATAAACGAAGTAGTATTCGGTTTTGGTGGAACACTAGCAACACAGGATGATACAGGGGCCGCTCAACCGGCGATTGTAGTTACACCTACCGTGAGGGTATTGGACGAACATAGTCTATCCGTTGAAGCCAAAATACCACTTAGTAGTTCATTCAACAATACACTAAAAGAAGTAGTAATACAATACAAGAACCCTAGCGATGCGACAGATGTTACTGCCATAGCAAGGTACACATACGACTCAATTACTAAGACTAACGATAACGAAATCGTTTTCTCAGCAATTATTGAGGTGAATTCATGACGAATCCAAAAGCAGGACATACAAGCGCAGCCGGAATGAGCACTAGTGCTGAAGGGCTAAGAGATGGAGATGGGCTATCATCTCCGAGTTTAACTAACCCATATGAAGGCATACATGGTAACGGCATTATTAGATTACTAGATAGCGCCGTTGGTGATAGTAATAGGAATGCTATTTCTACTGCAACCCCCGGTTATATTGAAACAGCATCATCAGGTGTGGTTACTATTCATGGAGGGTGGTGTGTACTTGATGGAGCATTGTATAAGTTTGCTGGAGGAATTGGTGCTACTCAACAAATCACAATTGGTGCTACTGGTACTGCTAATTTTAATGGCGAATTGCCAGCCGTACCTACTGCCACCAGCGATGTATTTGTTGTAATCTACATATGCTCTGATAGCGGAACTACTACTAGAATAAGGTACGAAGTAGGTACCCCAGTGGCCCCTAGTGTAGGTACGCCACTCATACCTGCTGGCTTTTTGACCGATCCAGCCATCGGCAATACTCGTAAGAATCATCAATCGATTGTACTAGGTGTATTGCGCTATACAATGACGGCAGGTACTGCAAATGTAACTGCTTCTTTGAGCGCTACACCTATATTGCATGATAGAAGGGTATTCATCAGAACCAGCCCTATGTATCTTCAGCACATGTCTAAGGGTACTAGGACTATGAGTACAGGTGGTACTGACTTAGGTCATGCTAATAACAAGATTACTCACCATACCGATCTTGCGGCAATGTATGGCTCTCCTGAAAGTAGCGATTTGACTAATAGTGAATTTGGTGCTATTTGGCAAAGCCATACAACTGAATCTAATGCCATGCTCTTTTACGCAGCATCTAATACACTGAATGGCACTAAGGCCATGCACACTCATAGGTTAGGGCCTGATGAAGTCAAGATAATAACCGCTAATACCAGTTTCACTTTCGACCAAGCGAACATATGGTTAATCAATGCTAATGGGGGAAGTGCACATGCTACACTTACCCCAAGTGGGACTTTTCCCCCCGGCTATGTACTTGAGATTAGGAACATATCTACTGCTAACTCTTACAATGCAGTATTTACTGCTAAAAGTGACGATAAAACTTCTAGCGCTGCCGCTATCAACATAGCCAATGGTAAGTATGCTAGATTCGCATACGATGGTACCGATTGGCACCTACTATTCTTACAGGCTTGATACTATGGGGAAATTACTCGCCGCTTTGAGGATAGAATGCGTCAGTTGCGAAGAGAAAAGCATACCCCTTGTAATAAAGGGCGTTTACTTTTCCGGCAAAGGTACGGCAATTCAGGAATGTCCTCTTTGCGGGCATATGTGTAAGTTGGGTGATAAGTCCCTGCCTCGATCTAAGTCTAGCAAGGCCCGCAGGTTTCCCTACGGGCGCTTTGCTAGAGAATTAGTTACTGCTTCTAGGCAATAATCACTCGCCACGCTTACCGATGATGTCATCGATGCGTAGTATACTGATAGTGACTTCGCTAGCAGACTGAATCGCCTGCTTGACTAGGCTGAGAGGTTCCCATACATTGGCATCCTTCATTGAGCAGGTGCCTCCATCTTCGATGTTAGGCCCATAATCGATGTTACCCGACAAGTGCTCATTCCTGAGCGCCAGTACGATGTCTAGTGGGTCGTGACCTGCATTCTCTGCAATGGTAGAAGGTATCGATTCCAATGCATCTGCAAAGGCATCAATTGCCATCTGAGCACGACCACCAATCTCTGCTGCCCTGCTTCTTAGATTGATAGCAGAGTTGAGATATGCGGCACCGCCGCCCGGTACGACCTTGAGGGTGTTATAGGCTACACATACGACTCCGAGAGCATCTTCAAATCCACGCTCGGTCTCATCTAGTGTTTGCTTAGTAGCACCTCTTAGGATAAGAGTAGTGACTTCACCTGTGCCCTTGACGACGACATACTTCATGTCACCGATAGTAGTACACTCGATGTCTGCATCTACTGCATCCCCTAAGTCCTCAACAGTGTGAGCCGCAGAGGTGTTTAGTAGTAACCCTAGAGCAGATATATCACTTTCAGGTAAACGCTGAACTACGCTGATATTGGCCTTAGCCAAAGTAGCCGCAACTACCTCGTTTACATGGTCTCTGACCAATACTGCACCACCATTAGGTAGGCGCTCGATGATAGACTCTGCTTTCTTGACCCAAATATCCCTAGTTGTAGTCTGCTGGTATTGTTGATACTCAGCAGCAGATCCAAGTGACACTTGTACATTGTCCTCATTCTTTTTGTTACTGAGTCCAGTGTTGATTAGTAGTACCTTGCCTTCAGGTGTGAGAGGCATAGCAGGTAACATGAATTCCTTGTGTAATACTACACCTGAGAAGCATGTCGAATCTTCTAAGCCTCCACCGGGCTGACACAGGACACGGATGCGCTCAAAATCGCCACCTGCCAATTCTGCCGCCTTAACACATAGTTCACTGACATGTTCCATAGCGGATTCCAATGACTTACCTGTAATCGATGTCTGCGCTACATGCCTCAAGTGAGGCTTGGCAGATTCTGCTAGGCTTGGAATGTGTTCAGTAGCCCACTGTGCTGCTTGTCTGTAACCTTTACAGATAACATTAGGGTGTAGGCCCTTTTCAAATAGTGATTCAGTATTGCTCAGCAGTTGCCCTGCTAATACTACTGTGCTGGTCGTACCATCGTAACACATACTCTCTTGAGTGTTAGCCGCTTCAATTATCATCTTAGCGCCCGGATGTGATACATCTAGTGATTGAAGGATAGTAGCGCCGTCATTTGTTACAATGACATTGCCACCTCCATCGACCATCATCTTGTCCATTCCCGCTGGACCTAGCGTACTTCTAACCGTGTCTGCGATTGCTTTCGCAGCACGAATGTTTAGGCTCTGTGCTGTTTGTTGTTGATCTCCGTTGTTTACCATTCTACATCATACTCCTTTGGTACTCCCTTGTCTCTTAGTCTCACCCTTATATCACCTGCGCTACTACAGCGCTGTACTAGGGTGAGTATGATATTCGCATCATCGATGCAGTGCTTAATTATTGACAGTTCACTGCCCTTCTGCCAAATAGGGGCATACATTTCTGTATGCAGGGAATACTCCAAATCTAAATCGTTTAGATTTAATTGCTGTTCCGAAATACGCTTTATCTCTAAATCTATATCCATGATATGCCTTTCAATATGGTCAACCATATCACTAGGACTACCTTTGTCTATACCTGTCCAAGAAGTATTCAGGCCATAGGGCTGAGTATTCTTTAGGACCAATATACCTCCATTATCTACGATATAGGCCATTTCGTCTTGTATTTTTGAATAAGAAATTGGCTTTGAATTGATATAAGATCGGTGACTAGTGTATACCGATAAGTAATCATCACTAGTGACAATTACCACTTCGGGGGCATTCACCATATGTGAAAATTCACTACCATAGGCGAACACGACAAAGTGCTTGCCTTTCATTCCTCTTCACCTAGTAAAACCTTGAGGCTTTCATGCATAGCGCCCATACAGGCAAGGCAGAAGTCGCAGAAATCTACTTTCAATAGACCGAAGTACCCACTTATACCTTCATCTTTGTACTCAAACTTAGCATGACAAAGAGAACAGTTTTTTTCCATTTTAATCCCCCTTACTTCTATGCTCTTTGAGCAATCTGACATACTTACTTTTCCCATCACGGGTTTCCTCAAACAGACTTTTCCCCGATTCATTGTATTTGTTATTAATGCCCGGTTTACTGCTTAGATTCTCACTCTTGCCGAACATTTCCATAACCTTAGCCTTCTTGACCCATCCCGGCCCTCGGTTGTCATTGAAATCATATTGCTCGCAGCGCCAATAAGCGCCTTTCCAACTAGCCTGCATCTTACGCTTAGTAGCATTAGCCATGCCTACCTTGACCTCTGATTCCAGCCAGTCAATTAGATTGTGATACAGGTCGTATAGAATCTCTTTAGCCATATCTACATGGTCTCCAGTGACCACCCAAGTACCTTCCAACATAGCCATATGGTGGGCTAATACATTGGTGTAATTCTGTAGACCCATAATGAATGATGCACATACACCCTGCTTCTTAGGGTCCATGTTTTCTACTAAGTCGTAATAATCATCAATTGCCTGATGTAGAGCAGATCGATAGGTGGCATCTAAGGTGAACATATCGTACATTACCGCCTTAGTCCATCCTTCTTGCATCTCACGAGTAGAATTACCCCACTCATCTGCACTAATTCCGGCTAAGTCACATACCCTTGCTTGCAAGTTGTCCTTCAAGTCTTTAAAGAAGTCAACTACTTCGTCGTATGATACTTCAAAGTCAACATGGTTGTGTACAGAGTCTGCTAATTCGTGAGCAATGTTTCTTTTCATCTCAAGAGTCCAGTGCCTCCAATAAACTAGTACTCTTTGGAAAATACCCTTGTCAAGTACATGCTCTTTGATACCCTGTGGAGGGAATGTTGTAATCCAAAGTGACACTAAAGACTCGATGGTAATTGTACCATCTTTCATGTGCTTGGTCAATATGTTTCTACCAGTTCCAGCAGAATTCAATGCCGATTGTAAAAACAAAACAGTTTGTTCTGAGTGCTGGGTGGGTTTTAGGATAATGGAACCTTCATCGAAGTTCATCCCCTTTGCTCCCGCTAACACCCCCGGTGTTTGGTGCAATGTGCCATCTTCGTCCCGACTCCAAGAGCCGACCATAGCGGAGTCAGTACCAGTTGTATAATCAACGCAATCTAAGCCAGCAGATGTCATTACACGCTGTATGATTTCAAACGCCACTGATTTACCAGTCCTAGTGTCTTGAATCCAAAACACACTCACCCTTGGATCGATGTTAGAGGCACCAATTGGTACTCTTACAAATGGTAGAGCAGTCTGCCCTAGAATAAAGAAAAATGATAGTAGGCCGGGTATTTCGTTGTCTTTTGATACTTCTCTAAAGTGTTCTAAATATCCTCTCAAAATAGGGTATTTCTGCATGCATTCATAGTGCTCTACGCTGTGCTCAATCATATCTTTCCTCTCCGTTTACTGTATTTTCTCTCTACCTTTACTGGTTCTTCGCTAGTTAAAACCTCAACTAATCGCTGGCGCAGAACTGAACCCATTCCTCTCACCTGTTTAATGGATTCGACATGTAACATCTCTTCAATAGAGCCACATTTATCTAGTAATTTTTCTACTAGGTCTTGCCCGAATCCGGGTATAGAAAGTAACATATCAGCCCTAATATCATTGGTGCTGACTCTAGTGATTGCCTTTGCACCATGACTTGATGCAGAGGTATGTAGTTTGGAATGTAATTTGGTGACGAACATAGCCGCCTCACTGTAATTGTTAGCCCGCCAAACATGACAATCGAAGTCAGCCATAATGCGAGCAATGACTCCGGTTAATGTGTTGAGGGCCTTGGAATAGGTGGTTTTTCTACCTTGGTTATTTGATATTTTGACATACTTCGCTAGATCTCCATGTATCACTAAGAAAACTCGCTGACAATTAGCGTCTAGGTTTTCCATTTGTCTCATCAGGTGCCCTGAATAGGTAGATTGAAACAAATCAGAGATACTTTTGCACTCTATGTGCCCATCCCCTGCTTTGTAATCCCCCATGCCCTGTAGGAACTCTTGTTTGATAGGAATGCCCTGTCTTTCTGCTGCCCTAACGATGGCATCTTTCAGCGGCCCTCTTTCATTAGAGTCAATAATTAATGGTACCTTAGTCATCCAAACACCTTCTCATTAACTATGTGTAAAGGATATAAAATCAATAGAATGGGTACCAATACCACTATCAGAAGCAACGCTTCGACAAATTGTATTACCTTCCACATGAGTCTACTCCCCCTTGGAATCATGATGGGCACAATGCTCCTTATCTACCTTGGCCCATTGTCCGCAGCGATTTCCTTTAGAATTCATTCCTTTGCACCTATATTTGTCAGGCGGTGCCTTGTTGTTACACCTGAAACATATGCTTCTTTTAGACTTATTATTGGTCTTGATGCTTCTTTTACATATGCTGCATTCTGCACCATGAAATGTGTGTTGCTTCATGGACTTCCCTCTTCTGCTAATTTCCACACACCGATCCTTTCACGGTTACCATTCTTTGTTCTGCTACGATGTCCTACTTTTTTGAATTCAGGACACTTGCTCAAAATCTGTGTCAATGTCATTTTTCCGGGGCTTTTACTATAGGGTCTACCATTATGTGACCTTTGTGAAAGTAACATATCGTATATTTCGTTAGTACTGAGTGCACCCTTCTCTGCTTCAAATACTCTAATTATACGAGACATATACAGTGTTTTCTTCTTCATTCTACAGCCCCCGTTTTGTCCCAGTATCGACACTTACCCATGCATAGACCCTTAGACCATAGCATCTTACAGGTTTGAGGATAGTCTTTACCCACAATAGTCCGTACTTGGTATCTAGTTACCCCTTCGTCAAAGTCAGCCCACTGAAGACTCTTGATAAACGAAACAATCTTCTCTGTATGACCTTGTAGTACATCGGGTGAGAACTTGTCAAGTGGTAAGAAGTGCCGCAAACGCTTTGCTAGATACTTTACTAACTGTACCCTTGCATCGTGACTAGGGTTCCCGCCCACTTGACAGGCGGCTTGGTTTAGACAGGGGAGTATGATTACTCCATCCATTTTGAGAGTCGGTAGATCGAGAGGAGCAGTATTCTTTTGGAACACCCCCTTCTTTTCCCCCGGCTTCTTCACTTTGAGTTTTACACCTTTGGAACCATAAGAAATGACACCGCTTGTTGCATCAAGGGCCTGTTCTAAAATATGGTCTACTCCATTTTGTAAATCCTCTGTTTTCAGAGGAATACTCCAATATCCACGCTTGGCATTGTAGGAATTAGGAATGCGAATGAGTCCACTTGTATCAAATGGTACAGCGGGGTCTGAACAAAACAAATCTAAATCTTTTATCCAGTCATTGACTCGTTTCATACCTGCTTCTCTGATTGCCGACAGATGTGAGCCGCTGGCAGGTGTGTATATCTCCGATAGTGCTATCCATATGTGGAAGCCACCCCCACTAAACCACACACCATGCTCTATGTCATTCTTTAGTAACTCTTGGTGTAACTTCAGTGTCTGATTCAGAGGTACTTCAAGTGGTACATCAGGTCGCTTAGGATTAGTAAAGTCCTTGGGATCGAAATCGAGTACAAAGTGCCTGATGATAGGTGTTTGTAGGTTGACTCTCCTGTGATTGGGTGCTTCGGTAGCACGGTAACCATAGACTGTCATATAGGCATTAGATACGCCGTTTTTACCAGCCCAGTACCTTTCAAACTGAACAGTGTCTGATACTAGTTTTCTGAAGCCTTTGCCCTTCTCTGTGCTTAGTTCTAATACTTCTCTTGGAAAATCAAAAGTCATGTGCATTTTACCACCTCGGCCAGTGATGCTCACCGCCGGGTTTCCATGCGGGGCAATCTTCAGTAAAACTGCACCAAGCACATTTACCTTGGTGTGGTTTTGGTGGAAAGTTGTCTGTAAAGTAGGCCTCTAACAGATTATTGATGTCCTTATCTAAGGACTTAGAATAGGACTTAACTACCTTCTCGTGCTTCCAACTATCTATGAACCTGACACCTTCCATATCATCGCCACAGGAGCCGTCAGGATAGAACCAGCCCCAATGAGTTACATTCTGTAGTGGGTGGTCTGCCATCTTGAGTAAGTCAGCGTAGTATGCCATTTCTTTGCGCATGCCCTGTACCTTGTATCTATCATCGGCCCAATCATTCTTTTTCTTGTCCCACTTCTGCTTCCATTTACCTGTCTTTAACTCCATCAGGCTAATAGTGCCATCATCGTTTTCAAATCCACGGTCTATCATACCAGCAAAGTGAATAGGTACAATGTGAGTTTCCCCATTATGTACAAACTCACGCTCAGTGAATACATGTATCTCATCTTCGTTAATGACTGGTAAGAAGTTTTCACCCTGTGTAGCCTCTAGTCGATCCAACTCCCAATTCAGCCTTTTTACTATAACTGGGCCTTCTCCTAGTTCCCAAGGCTCTTCAGGCTCAGGTACACTTTTGATAAACAAATCGAGTGCTTCATCTCTCTTCTTTTCATTGAGTAGTTTCAGTACTTTGTTGATGTTGGGTCTAACATATACATAGAACTCTTCCATAGCATTGTGTATATTGATACCCTTAACCATAGCGTCTGTTTGAGGAGTCTTGCGTCCCTCTCTACGCTTGTAATGATACTGCTGTGGACAGTAATCGAAGTCACTAGTCAGGCTAGATTTAGTGATTCGTAGATGTAATTCGTGCCCCGGTTCCCACTTGTATGTGGACTTCTTGTATGCTTCAAAATCTCTTGTCATAATATCACCAATACCTCTTTGGTCGTGCTGCACCTGAAGCCGATTCTAAGTCCCATTCAAGGGCTTGGAATATCGGCTTGACCTTGCGCTTAACTAACCTGTCAACCATTTTCTCCCAATCGAGCGTAAAGCCCTCCATCTCAGATATGTCCTTGTAACAGACTATATCTGTAGGTGCGGCCCAGTCAGGAGAAGAGGCAACATATACCCACGGTACACTGTCACCTTCATCAAACTTGGGCTGGCTGAATCGCTCTGCCATGTGTTTATTGTAATACACAGCAGCCTTAGCACCCAAGGTAGGCTTGGCATAATCCTTCAATTTCTTAGATATTCTAGTTACTCCAGTTACCTCTTTCAAATCGACCTTGGCCTTCTGTATCTTGAGTGCAATAGGCCTAACATGGTCTATTACATCTGCTTCTGATGCACCTTGGCATACCAAGTTTAGCACATCTCTCTCTAAGTTGCGAGAGATAGGTGCGAGAGTAGAAATCTTACCGAATCGAGCCGACTTAGGCTTACCCTCATCTTCAGGGGGCCAAGAGCATATACCGTAGTAGAGATTTTTCCCCGCTACTAACCAGTATGGCATATATGCCTCAAACTCCACGAATAGGTGACTTGCGTTGAGATCAACTTGTACCTTGTCTGTCAGATGCTTGGCTAATGCCGGTGCCTCATCGAATGGTACACTCACGAATGCTGAATCAGTGTGACCATACAGAGCCTCGTAGCCTTGAGCCTCTGATTCTTCCATTAGGAATTTGATTGCCTCTCTACCACAGGCTGTGATAGCGTTGGCTATGTCGAAGTCACACCAGCCCCAATGAGCACTGGCGACCATACCGTATAGGCTCGCCATCACTCGCTTGGTAGCAAGTTGCATTGTATTCCAGCCAGCCCTCTCTGTAGGGCTATCTGCCGCTTTCATCTTACCTTTGTATTCATCACGCAACTCAAACATTTCCTCTACAATTTGAGGAAGTAGCCCCTTCTTGGATTGGTCCCAACAAGAGCCGTCAGGTAACTTGTGTACACCGTCTTCACCGGCTCTACTTCGATCTACTTGGGTTTCCCATGATAGTGAATGTGATAAAATGAGTGAAGGGTACAGTCCCTTGTAATCTACACACGCTACACCCTCGTACCTGCCCGGTTTGGGCGGAGGAATGTATGCACCCTCGTAGTCCTGTTTCTCTACATCAGGCCTTGTAGGTGCCTTCCAGTGTGTGCGTCTGCTGAGCAGGCCACGGGCGAATCTAGTTACATTGTGACATGAAGTGAATGTCACACCACATATACGCTGTAATGATAAGAAGAAATTTAGGACATGATTTTCTTCATCCATTCTTTTGAGTAGTAAAGTATCTTGCATACAATAATCACAATAGTCATCAAATCTCTCTCTCCATCCTGTAAATACATCCATGTCAAATTTGCCGCCGTAATTCAATACATCGGGGCCTGTAATGTGGTCTAGTTTTCGACTGGCTAATTGCGGTTTACCGCTATCCTTCCATACACGCTCAAAGCCTGTACCACTGTCGTAGGGCGCTGCTGTGTCGAAGCACAATCTGCCTATGATTGGCTGAGCAGTGTACTTGTAACCACGCTCTCCTTTAGGTGGTTTCAGTACACGGCCAAGAGGGCTGAGTCGTCTGAACTCATCCAGTCTACTGACTAGGTGAGGTAAATCTGCCCACATGATAGCGTGGGCTATGAGTATATCGGGGTTGCACTCTTCTAAATAATCTAAGAAGGCACTGTGCATTGACTTTTCATCAGTGTAGAATAAACGCTCGTAAACAAAGTCGGCACCTTCATGCTTTACATGGCGTTCCTCTTTTCTTACGAACCCTTTCTCTTCTATTTCTGCTGTTTCTTCGCTCCAGCAAAATGTGACATTCCTATTGTTGTAGTTGTCCACTACAGACATAACAGTTGTGAAGTTGTCATGGGGATCCCATTCCAAATCGAAGTGCCATACACGGGGTTTCCACTCAGGCATCTCTCTGATTTCATCTATGAGGTACCTGTCGGTTAGACTCATGTCTGCTTCCCAAGTCCTACCAAACTCCTTTTGCATCTGTCTGACATCTGCTTGTCTGTAGGCATATACCTTAACCAGTGTGTCCTCTGTCTTTAGAGCAATCGCAGTGTCCTCTTTATCAATCGAACTACCGGGGTATCGTGACAGAACACGCTGTACAATTCTCTCAGGCGTTTTGTTTAAAATCCAAAAGTACGGCTTAAAATCACTGATTCGCTCTTCTATCAGGTTTCCTTCAGAGTCACGCCATCTCTTGTATATGTGGTCGTGTCCTTCAGGGTCGGGTCGGTAGGTGTTGATAATCACTCCTCTTCCCCCAAACATTCGCAGTCGTTACAACCGCCTTCGCCTTGGTAGCAATGACAATGTGGACAAAGTGGCTTCTTTTTGTTACCTTTGTGATAAGGTATGTCTTTACCACAGTTACACTGATAGAACATACTCAGTCCTCCTCGTACTCTTGATCCATCACGACTAGTAGGAAACCAGTGTCACCCTGCTCTATCACAAGGACTGTTTCATCCCCTGTGTGGAGATTGAGTGGTCCCGGTGGTAGGTTAGCCAGTAGCGATGGTAACCAGTAAGCAAATGCTGAGTTCACTGTATCGTTATTAGATTCACAGTTGGTGATAGGTACACGGACAAACATCTTGCCCTTGGCCTTTGAACCCGCACTGACTACATACTCACCTGATGGGTCAAATGCTGACTTACAGGAAAACTTGCCACCAATTACTTTGTCAAACTGTGCCGCAGGGGCGAAGTCTTCTCCGTTTACTATACCATGACAGTCTAGGTCAAAATTGGCCCAACTCCGCCACATGTTAGTTTCACCTTCACCAACCAATCTTTCTATCAGAGGCAATTGCTTCTGAGTAGTCAGGTAGGATGATGTCGGCAACTGTAGTGTGGATTTGCCACAGGCTACATGCAACACTGATGTCTTACCCATCTGATTGATGCTGACCTCTCCGGTCTTTGTGGCCTTCAAGAATGCAAGTAGCCTAGATACATCGCTTACTGCAATGTTGCCAGCCTCTGCTTCTCTAACAGCCAGTCGTCGTCTAAGGTAGTGGGTGTCTTTACCCACTGCCGATTCTACATATTCATCTTTGACCCTGAATACAATGTCAGGCAATTCTTTGCCAAACCCTGTAATGAACTGGGCTAGATCTTTGTTACTTACTTTGAAACTTGTCATATTATCACCTCACGGGTGGGGAAAGCGGTTCATGTACAAGAGAAGACACTATCTCCGAGTTTTGAAAGTTTGCCACTTATTACTGGATTAACCCCTAGTGAATCACTTTACTCAGAGAACCCCTTCACGCAGTTCAGACAAGCCGTGCCATTGAGCAGGCTCGCCCTTCTTGGTGACGAAGTACAGCCTCTCCTGACCCTTTAGGTCAGAATTGGTTTTCTCTTTGAAGAACTCTGCTGTGTGTCTAATCTCGCCTGTTTCCTTACCATCATCGCCACGAACCTTACGGGCGTGACACCAAATGATTTGGAACAGGTCGTTGTTTGCACTCTTCTCCCATGCGAACTTCCAGCCGTCGAATCCGACTTTGCCATCCTTGTCCTCTTTGAGGTGGGTTTCCCAGTACACATCCACGCCTAGAGCGTTTAGTTTCTGACACAATGCTGTCATCTGCTTGAACCTAGTTGACCTGATGTTCCAGTTCCAACCGATACCTTGGTTGACTTCAACCTTGGCAGCACCAATTGCATCCTTTACATTGTTATCCTCTAAGTCGTAAATCTTCATGTTGTTCATACAGACTTGATCGAATTGGTCTACAGATGTAACTAAGAAGGTGTTGAGTTTCTTGCCCCCAAAGCCTGCCTTAGATTGCTTCTGTGCGTACTCTACAGCATAGCGCAGTAAGTCCATTACACGATTGTGTGTTTCAGGATAATCGTAAGATGTTCTATCATTGGATTGCATAACCCAAGGAGACCATACTCTTACTCTCTCATCAGAACCCGGATAGTGTGCTTCTTTACAGGCCATTGCTCCGTTATCGAAATCCATTGCCCACAGCATACCTTCAGGGTATTTGTGCATGTGTCCGTCAATCACGATACCGGACTTACCAGTACCTTCGTGTCCGACAACTCCACAGAATACCTTGCTAGGTCTTATCCTGTTAGGGTTAGTCTGTTCTTTGAACTCTGCTTCCAAGTTAGGGAAGTTGCTCTTAGAAACAGGAGCAGGTGCAGGGGCTTTCGCCTCTACAACCTGCTTGTCTACTTCTGCTGCCTCCGCTTGGAAGATCGCTTCTGCTCTCTCTTCATCCTTCTTCTTCATTGCTCCAAATCCTGCCATCAGTATTCATCTCCGTTGTTCTTGAATTGGTCTATGCTAGTGTCTCCACCCTTAGCACCCGGTCTCGCTGTACGAGGTGGTACATAGATACCGAATGCTGTTAGGTTAGGGGTGGTTTGGTCATTGTATACACTCATACGAATGCGACCAAATATGATTACTGGTGTCTTTTCTGCATATGGTTGCCATTCGCCGTAATTGTCCTTAAACTCAAACGGATGACTGTCATCGTAGATGCGGCCCGGTACCCATACAGTTACTTCAGACATTGCTGAGTCCCTGCCGAACTTACGCTGTAGGCTAGGGCTGGTTACGCTCAATCTAAATGCACGACCTGTTTGGTCGTATTGATTGTCCATAGGCTCTAGGTTGAGTCTACTGACATATCCCTTAGTGATGATAGTAGGACCATAGTAGTTACCGCTACTGCTCTGTAACTTGCGCTCTTCGTATGCCTCAGTCAATTCGTCTATTTCGACATATGATTCGTGCATACCTGTGCTAACTAGATACTTTTCAGGCCTAAGTAGTACTCTATCATCTTCCTCTACGAAAGAGTCAGTGTATACCATAGTCTTGCTGAAGTCCCTGTTAGTGTAAACTGTATCAGCGCCTTCCTTGTTAGACCTGATTACTTGACAGGTTACTGGTCTGCCGAATTCGTATTCTTCAGACATGTTGTTACCTGTAAGGGAAACACGCCAAATGCTAATTGCTCTGTTGAAGTTCTCCTTATCGTTACCAAGCAAGTACAGGTTACGGACTCTGCTTTCAGGTGCCATAGGTGTACCCTTGTCATTCATTAGACAGATGAGATCGCCATCGACTTGTAGTCCAAACCAAGGTAGTTTGTCTCCATCGATGCGTTCTTTGGTAGGCTCGCCGTTGACATGCCATACTCCGTCTTTCGCCTTAACTATACCAACCACGCCATTATCGATGGCTTGGCCGGAGTTGTTACGGTAAGACGCAATTGCCTTCTCTCTAGCGTTTTCTCTATAGTCATTGATTTTGTCATCAATGCCTACAAACTGACCAACGAAGGTAACTGTTTCACGGCCACCGCCGCCAGTGCTACCAAGATTGCGTGTTTCAAGTGTAAACATTTCTGCCCACTCGACCAGCAAATCATCGTCTTCGTCTTTCCAGTCAGACACTGCAAACTCTTGCTCTATCCAAGCAAAATACTCGTTTGCTGCCTCTCCTATCTTTTTCTGTGCTCTTTCTGCATATCCTTGTAGGCGTTCTAGTACGCCCTCCGGTAATTGTCTCTCGTCGTTCATATTTTTTCCTCCTTGTTTTTCCTTAATTTCGCTACAAAGTAGTCTACAAAGGAATCGTCATCATCGGGCCACAAGTTTGCTAACAGGATAAACTCTCCATATGTTAACATAAATGCGTACCAATCGTCCTGACCACCCTCCAGTAGAGACCGCCCTCGGTGTCTCAACCCTATTAGTGTTGCGACACGACTGTTGCCCTCTCTGAGGTTGGTTTTCATGTTCTCCGCTAGTCGCTGGTAGTCTCCTCCAACGAAACTGAGTGCTGCCTTGTTCAGGCTCTCAGTACTGCGTCTGAGTTTCTGAGACAGGCCTTCATCTGTCTTAGGTGTACCCTCTAAAATGTCTATACTTTGTCTCAAACTACCGTTGGTTAAGCGGTTCAACATAGTATACTGTTCTCGCCACGGAATAGGCAAGTTCTCCGCCGTATGTATTTCCAACAGTTTCTTCCTTGCCTCCTCATCAGCGAGGGGTTTGAATCTAAATGTGAGGCATCTGTCTCTGATTGCTTTGTGTATCGGAGAGATGTCATTCGCTGTCAATATGAATATCGCAGTTCTGTGACTGTCCTCCATCACTTGCCTCAGTGCCTTCTGTGCCGCAGGTGTCAGTGAGTCTGCTTCATCCAATACGAATATGCGCCTCCTGACTCCTATGCCTTTCTGCTTAGCCATGTGCTTTAGTTCTCTGACGAAATCGATACCACGCTCATCACTTGCATTGGTTACAATGAAGTTGGATGGATCGAAGTAGTCTCCGTACATCTCCTTGGCTAGTGCATACGCTGCACTGGTCTTGCCTACACCGGGTGGACCTACATACAGCATATTTGCTGGTAGACTACCTTTGGCTAGCCAAGACTTGGCCGCTTCTTTGAATTCCTTACAACCTGCTAGGTCGTCTATTTTGTTTGGTCTGTATTTCTCTCTCCATACTATCATGCCGTCACCTCTTTCCATTCAGTTCCGCAACCATCGCAAGCCCATAGAGTCCATGACCCATCTTCGGCTTCGTCAATAGATACCTTTGCGTCACTCCAACCTGCTTGGCAATTTCCATGTATAAAATACGGGCAACAACTCACCTAATCACCTCTACGCCTCGCCACCAACTAGGAGCAAGTATTCCCTTGTCCCATGTGGCGAATTGCTTAGAATGGTAGTATGCTCGGTATGCTTTGACCACATCATCATCACGATACTTGTCAGGCATAGCCTGTGCGAATGGTGTGAGTGCTGCTTTAGGACTTGGGTATTTGTCGGTAAACAAAGGTATCAATCCAATCATCGAATGTATTGGGTCTCTACAAGCATGAACTTTGCCAAAGCGATTTTCGTATTGGACACACAATTCTATTGCATGACGAGCAAGCCAAATGAAATTGGCTTCGCTATCACCAGCCCATACTGTGCATGGGTGGTAAGCGTAGCCTCCCTTGTAGGGTGTGCCACTCTTAGTCAGTGGCATCTGCTCATCGGTAGCACCATGTCTACGCAGGGCTGAAGCCATCATCTGTGCTGCTTCTACGCACATCTTAGGCACATGCTTGTCGCAGTGCATTATTGCTGCTGTCTCAGGGTTCTTATCTAATACGAATATGTTCATACTTTCTCATCCTCATTTTTTTGCCAACAATAATAGCATTCATATTCACCATCAGCATTAGGGTTTTCAAGGGTTCTACCCCCTTGTAAATGCTGTTCGGTTACTGACACGGAATCACATTCATTACACCAACCTGCATTATCCACATAATACAGGAACCCATCATATGAGAAATCCTCATCCTCCATGTACATTAACACCTCATGCTCCCATTTTTTCTGCTTTTTCAAGTATTCAGTTTCCTCTTTCAACTTCTTGACCTGTTCTTTGAGTCTTTCTAATTCTTCACTCCCTTTCATTTCATATCTCTTCATTTTTCTCACTCCGCTAATTCTATCAAATCTGTTAGTTGTGATGTATCACTGTAACCCAGTGTATCATCTGCATATAGTATATTCAAGTGTGTGGCTTTCATCTTCTCAAGATCAAAGCCGGTTACTTCGGCTACTACAACCAAACCATATTCGTCTATAGGCATCCAAGATTTCCCCGCAAGCACCCCCTGTTGACCCAGCCTTGTTCTTATGTGTTGGGCTACATCAGTCGGGATTCTGCTTTCGCCTACCTCAAATGTCTCATAACCATCTAAGACAGACAGGCGTAGGATTGTGTCGAATTCCTTATCCTTACGGATTGCACTTACTAAGAAGTGTATGTGGAACGCCTGTTGTATGACAACCCATCCGTTGCTATCACGCATCTCCACTGGGCCGGACTTAACTAAACGCAGTCGCTCTCTACCGTCTAGTTGGTTCAACAGAGAGCCGATGTCCGACCCGCTCTCTATCAGATTACCACCATCAACTGGTACGCTTGGTTCTAAACTATTCGCCATAGAAATCCGCTCGGCCCTATTTAGTTTGTAAACACCCCAGTCCTCTCCAATTGAGTAGGCATCAGTTATCTTGGTAATCTTGTCACCCGACATCTCTATCTCTACAATTGCTTCCACCTTGAAGGGCAGATCGAATGTGTGCATCTTGCCTACAATCTGTCTGTCTCTTGAATAGATGGTGCCCCTGAATGACCCCTTTGGGAACTCAGTGATGTGTAAGTATCTTCTCGACCCCTTCATCACATCAGCGTATACAGCAGGTGGCGCTACCATCGAAGACCATGCTTGATAGATCGGTGCTACGAATGGTTGACCCGGCTGTAGGAATAGTTCGTTGTTGGGTGTAATCATTTCCTTGTGTAGTATCTTGATTGCTACCTCTTGAGGACTCATGGTAGTCAGTAGGTGGCGAATGCTTTGTAGATTGGTTATGCCGTTTGACTCAGGTAGATACGAAAGCATTTGCAAGAACCTATCGATTGGCATTGGCTCCTGTTCGCCCAGTGCCCTAGACCAAAACAGCAGCGCCTCATCCTCATTCATGTTTTGGGACATAGGTAGTACGCCCTCGTCCTCTATACGATGCATTGCCATCAGTGCCTGCTTGATTGTCCAGCCCTCGCCTCCTATCTCAGAAGACTCGGTTGCTAGAAGAGGAACGATTGGCTTACCAGTCATGACTGTGTTCCAGTGTATAGGTGATATACCCAACTCAGTACACACATTGTCTCTGACCCAAAGGACTGAAACAAACTGCTGCTCGTATTTAGAATACTTTGGATAGAGTATATCTATCACATCTTCAATTACTTCAGCCCGCTCGCTGAGTCTGTCTTTCAGTGCTTTGATTGATATTTTGAAGGCATCCGATCTTGATTCGGTTTCACGCCTCCATCTTGTATAGGACTCCTTGAGTCTGCGTGACAGCATTGCTGCTTCAGCCAGTAACAACCTCTTCACTCTCCCTCTCTTCCTCTAAGTGTTCGACCAGTCTCGACAGTGCTTTGCTCAAAGACACTGCGTCTTCTAAGGACAGGCGTACACCTTCTCTAGTAAACCCACCTGTATTGATGTTGCGTAATCTGATGTCCACTTGTGAACCGCTTGGTGGATAGACCTTGGTAAGCACTGCTTCCATCTTACCTTTGTGGCGCTTGCTTGTAGCAGGTTTACGCCATACAATGTATTGTGGATATGCTTTACCAATGTCCTTTTCCATATTCATTCCTCCTTTTTTTCTTTACACTTGCATTCCTTCCCGAACTTCATGCACTTGGTGCATTCGGGTGGAAACCATTCTTCAATCCAACTCATATTCATTCCTCCTGTTTTGCTTTTTCTTCTGCGTCTATTTTAGCCCAATATGCTTTCCATACGGGGCTTTCATATCCGTTATTATCAAATCTTCTGCGTCCTTTTTTAGCCATATACTTTTTACTCATATTCATTCCTCCGATAGTGTCCATAAGTTGACACGCCACTCTTCTTGAGCAAACTTAGCAAACCGCTTGTCTACTCTAAACAAATGATTGACAGTGCGGTTGGAAATCTCCTGTAAGTATCTGTTACTAGGCTTGCGTCCACTTTTCAGTTTCTTGGTCAGTGCTTTAGCAGCAACTTTGTCAATGATAACATCAACGGACAGTGCTTCGTCAGCCTCTGCTAATACTTCCTCTGCTAGATCGACAAACTGTGCTCGTATGTTTCTGCTCATTCCTCTTCACCCGCTGTTGCTGGTGTTGCAAACGGACCCGGTATCAAGTTCTCAGGCATTTGTACTGTAAACTTAGTACCAAAGTCACTGATAACTGGGTAACTCTTGTCCCAATCTATTCCATTTTCTACACACCAGTTAATCCAACTAGTGGTTACTATCATTTTCAAATCTTGCTTTGCTCTTTCAATTATATCCATATTTATTCCTCCTGTGGTAAGTAAGGTGTACCGGGGAACATAAACCGCCTAGTGTCTACTCTGTACGGCCCGTTATCTTCTTGTGTTTGTCTTTCCATTGGGTTGTATTCATAAGGAGTAGGTTTCTTTTCAGGTTCCTCTTCCTCTTCCTCTTCAGGCTCCTCTACATCTATTTCGTCTAATCCTAAAGCAGCCAAGCGACCGACTTTCATCTCATCGTCAGGCATCTCTAGTGCAATGTTTTCAAACAGTTCTGTCTCTGCTCCACATACACTACACCTCACTCCCATCTGAAGTATCTCATGAAACTCATCTTGTTCTACATGCAAGTCGAATCGGTGACCATGTACCAAACACTTCTGTAGGTTCTTCATGGTCTGTAGTCCAGCCTGTACTATCTTCGCTCGCTCCTGTATTGACTTCGCTTCTTCCTCTAATGCTTCTCTATTCATTTTCATCTTAATTCGCCTCTTGGTTTACTTACTCCACCTGCTAATACCCAATTGTTGTGCATTTCTTTATCCCTATAATCTTTAATTTCGTATTCAAGAAAATCAATTGTCATTAATAGGTGATCGATAAATGAAAACTCACCAAAAATATCTGCAACTAAGGTGTTTTCATAGTGTTTCATCATTTGTTCTTTTTTCTTATCTAACTCTTCTCTATTCATTCCTCTTCACTCTCCAATTCTTTGAAACTAACTACGGCTCCTCTGACATGCGGTGGCAACAATGCACCACTGAATGGACAGAAGGAACCTGTTATGATTACCTCTGTATTACCCTTACCCGAATCCATTATCTTGATGATGGTGGGTCTGTCCAGTGCCTCTAGTTGAGCAGCAGGTGTACGGTAAGACATCATCAAATCATCTCCTGCTATCAGTGCATACTCTAGTGGTTCCATTGCAATAGTTGTGTCACATACAGGACAGACGACATTGACTGCCCATATCTCTACATCTTGCTCTTGGCCTCCGTCATCAACAATCTTATCTTGGCCCACGAAAATCCACTCGGCTTTGTCTAAAGCAAATGCTGACAACAAACAACCACACTCAGGTGTCTGACACTTCCAAGTGCTCTGTGCTATCTCCTGTCGCTTCATCTGTTCTTTCATGTACTGTTGCTGCGGCGACAAGTTCTCACTAGGGGCAACTTGTACATTGTCCTCCATAACCTGCCAGCCAGTCTTAGCCATGAGTATACCGAATCTGATACGGGCTTGTGCTGATTCAGCACTGTCCTGTTGCACCATCAATTCGATTTCTCTATCGCCTATCTTCATGTATGTCAAGCCGTAGCCTGCTGGCTCCCATAGGGCACCAATGGCTAGGCCACTTAACAACATCTCTATCTGTTCTTCCGGTGTCTCTTCACGCTTCGTAGATTTCACTGTAATCCCTCTCGTCTGTCATCCATACCATTTGCTCACAGCAATGTGCAGGGAATAGTTTTGTAAACTCTGTGACTAGTATGATGCCTTCTGCTTTGACACCACACACGCACTCGCCACCCTCCATCCAATCGGCGGCATCAACTATAGCCAATACCTCTTGGCGTTCAGGGTCCATATCTAGTCGGACCTTCTCAGGTACAGGTAAGTGGTTGCCCAACAAAGGTATCTTCTTACCCTCCCAGTGCCACACTCCATCTAAGTCTATTGCTGTTGCTTTGATTGCTACTTGGTTTTCTGTCATATTTACACCTCATGTATTAGTATTAGTTTCCTGTTCTGTTTCTTCATCTCGTCTTGTATCTCTCGTACAGCACTCACAAGATCGGCCCTGTCAAATAATTGATTTACAAGTTCAGTAACCTCATTGTGTAAAATACTTAACTTTCTTTCTATTTCTGTTATCCTTTTATCATACATCATAATCCCTCTTCAAATCTCCAGTCTCTTTCCGCTTTCATCTTCTTCACCAATTCTTTGACTAGGCTCTTCCTCTCTTCAACATCTCCTCCGTCAAGTACTGCTTTAACAACCTGTCGTTTCTGCTCTACTACCCTATCGAAGTGTTCATCGATAGTGTTCATACAGGAGAGGTACACCGAATGCACACTGTCACTGACCTGTCCAATACGATGAACTCTAGCCTCGGCTTGCTCTTCATCTGAAGGCACCCACTCTCTTTCTATGAAGAGAACTGTGTCCGCCTTAGTCAGTGTCAATCCTTCCTTAGCAGCAATTGTATTACAAAGTAGTATCTCTATCTCTCCCTCTTGGAAACTGTTCACAATAGTTTGTCTCATTTTTGGAGCAGTTTGTCCTGTAATACTAGCCACTTTGTAGTCTTCTTCTAGTGCCAAGTGTATTCCCTTGATTACATCTTTGTGATGTGCGAATACAATCATCGGCTTACCAGTACTTGCATTGTATTCCCTTATCCAGTCACAAGCATATGGTACTTTGATAATACCACACTTGTGTCTCAGGTCACTTAGCATATTCAACATAGTGCCCGGTGGTATGGATTCACCATTGAGATAATGCTCATTCAACTTCTCTTCCCACTCATCCTGTGCTATGTCGTACACTTCACGCTGAGCAGGTGTCAACTGTATAGGTAAGAACTGCCTAGTCTTAGGTGGTAGATCGGGTAACACTTCACTCTTGAGTCTACGAATACAAACATCACGGGTACGCTCATTCAACTCCTTGGTATTAGATGCACCATCAAAGTCCCAGCCGAAGCCATTGTGGTACGGGTCGCAGTAACTCTGCATGAAGTTCCACTTGGAACTAAACTCATCAGGGCGCAGTAGGTTCAAGATGTTGAAGAACTCCTTGGGTCTACTAGCAATTGCTGTACCGCTCAGTGCTATTACCTTGGGACAGAAGCGAGCGAGTGTCATCGTAGCAACGGTACGCTTCGCCTTCTCATTCTTGAGATAGTGTGCTTCGTCTATGATAGTCAGCCTTGGATTCATCTTCAACAACTCATCCAACTTCTTAGTCATCAAGTCATAGTTGATGATGTAGAAGTCTGCACCAATTAGTTCAGCCTTACCACTATCAATCACCTGTGCTGTCTCACCCGGTAACCACTTGAGGATTTCTTTCTGCCAGTTGTACTTTACATTCGCAGGGCATACGACTAGGGCAGGGCGAGCAGGGTTCAGCGCAGCATATGCTATCGCCTGTATTGTCTTACCAATGCCCATCTCGTCGCCGATTAAACAGCGACCATTACTGGCCTCGGCAAAAGCAACCCCTACTTTTTGGAACGGGTACAGTTCTAAGTGAGGTGGAATTCTAACTTCCAGTCGCCTATCTATACCTTTCAAATCTTCATCAGATAACTCTGCCGCACTGCTCATCTCTACACGCCTGATGCTATCCCATACATCATGCACTGCTGCATCACAACCTAATATCGCTTCTGCTAGTGGAGGGTATAGGTCTTGCATCACACTGTACAGGATTTTGCCTTGGGCTAGTGGTATGCTCCAACATTTTGCAAGAGGTTCAAACTTTCTGCCATCTATAGAACGGATGGCTAAGCGTACTTTCTCTCTCAACTCTGCGTCTTTGATGAAGGGCCAGTGCACCTTGAGTCGTGTACCTGATTCTTCTACCCAGCAGTCGTTAGGACTCTTCTGATCGCGTGGGTGGATGTTGGCCCTGTTGTACAGTTCCTCTCCATCCAATCCAAAATCGACCAGTGCTTCTGCTGCAATCAGGATGGTAGTACGGTTGTCCTGTATACTCCAAACCTTTTGCTCACCGTCCCACTTGACACCGGGAAAACCTATTCTTGTTTTCAAGGCATTGTTTAGGTCAGGGTTGTATGGGTATTTCATCCCAATACGCTTGCCATATTTGTCACTGTAGTCAATTAGTTGTACCATTACTCCTCCTCCTCGTATGTTCCATCAATGAATGCTTTAGTTGCTTTTTGTTTTATCTCCATGTACTCATCCCAAGTTATCTTAGCAGCAAAGTACCTAACGCAATCATCACCAGTGATACTCATACTTTCAACTGGCGGATTGTAATACGAACTGCCATTACCAGTAAATTGAAACCCAGCGAAAGAGCCGTTGGGCACAATTCGGAAGTGGGTATACTCTGACGCTTTGGCTACCGATAGTATAGTTTCAAGCCACTTGATGTCACAAAATTGTGTGCTTATCATGCCATCCCCTCCAAATCATCTAGGCATTTCTGAATAAACTCCTTTGCCTTGTCTTCATTTCCATCTTCTGCTGCTTCTAGTGCTATGTCTAAGCATACACTTGCATGTGTTAATCTATCTATGTTCATTCTTTCACTCTCCACTCTATCTCTGCGTGGCCTACAATTTCGACCTTGCATGTGTTATCGCATACTTCGCATGTGCCTTCTAAATCAACTATCCCATCTTGGGGATGTATGTTTGTAGGGCTGAAGCCATGTATCTCTGTGCCGCATTTAGGGCAAGTAAACTCTCTCTCTGTGTATGTTGTCATTATTTGTTCCTCCTATTTTCTCTAGCCTTGCGCTTAGCAAGCAAATACTCATCCATTCTTTCTCGGTTTTCACCTACTAGTTCCTTGTGCCTGTCAGTCATGTGACCGCAATTCTCACATTGTAAGAACATTAAATCATACGACATCACATGGCACTCTCCGCATCTCATTATGTAGTTTGGATTGACGCTCATTGTGCCACTTTCCTCTTTCTAACACAGTCGCTGTGCTTGACCTCTATCTGACCATTCGGCTTTGATATGATAGTCAAACAGTTTCTACATGTATATTGATCGCAATGGTCACATCTAGTGACTCCATCATTCCCTCTACATTGTGTACAGTATTTGCTCATTTCATCCTCTCCCTTGCTACTTGACAGCACAACCTAATCTTCTGTGTAGATTCAAGATACCAAAAGGCATCTTCATCCCAGCCGAACTTCTTCTCAATGTGTCGGCACAGTTGTCTCCGTGTCATGCCCTGTAAGTCCTCATCTATCTCTACACCAAGAACTGGGGTTACTTCGTGCTTTAAGAACCTATCCAAGAACACATAGGCTCTGCCCATGATTCCTATTAACCTTCTAATCATCCATTGTATCATAGTATCACCTTGTGTATGTCTGCTACCTTCATGTCGCTCAAGTCACCGAAACCGTTGTCAATAGCCCACTGAATTAAGTCAGGCTTCGACAGGTATCTAATCGCTTGGTACCTTTCGTTGCGTAGTTCCTCAATAACATTCATCAGCATGAAAGAGTTCATCGCCTTAGACTCGTAAGCCTCTACTACTGAACCCACTAGCGTTTTTCTAACACTTGATGTATCAATAATCTGAGACAGTGCTCGGACTTGTGCTTGTAGTTCGTCCCATTCCTCCTTGTCTATCAAGTGGAATTCATCATCAGTACTCTGTTCATTGAATGCACGAGTCAGCAGGTTGACCGCCACTGTGTCTACTTTATTACAGCCGTTTTCTACGATGTCAAGTATCACCTCAGCCAAGTCGTCCTTATCGACGAAACCTTTGTATTCAAGGTTAGAATCCACCAAGCCATCTATGTCTATGTTGTATTCTGCATTAGACCAGTCGATGTGGTCATCTACTTGGCACAGAATATCATCTTCAACCATGCTCCTAATTTCATCGTAGTCGAGGTTATCCATTGCCTCTGCTACTGCACTCTCTATCTTTGCTTCTATGTCTATTTCTACTGTTACCATTTCATTCCTCTCCTTTGTGTACTGCCTCTAACACTGCTACCAGTGATTCCATAAAGGCTATCTTGCTGTTAAACTCGTTCTCGTATGCATCATGGCTGATCGCATCCAACCTTTTCAAGTTAAACGCTGCATGGCATGCCGCTTCCAAGTGTTCTTTCAGTTCTTCTATTTGGTTCTCAATTGTTATTAACTTTGTTTCGTATTTCATTCTTCCATCTCCTCTGCATAATCATTTAGTTCCTTGATGTTATTCTCAAATGTGTATGAATCATTGTTCACCCACAACTCAGCCTCAAACAGTTTTGCTTTCAGTCGCTTGACTTCTGCAAGGAGAAGCGGTGCGTCTGCCATGAGTTGTGCATTACCATGATGTTTGCCAATCACCATATCAGCAAGTTGCTCACCCGATTTAGTCTGTATGTTCCAAGTTAAATTATCATCTAATACCTGTATTATCCATTCGCCTTCTGTGTGTCCTGTATATTTGTCTGTGTCAATCATTCTATCATATCCTTGAAGTCTACCATACATGACTCGCATAACGGTGTGCAATCATTAGGCCAAACAGGTTCTGTTAATTGCGCCGCAACATCGCTGATACTTTCTTTATCCCAAAAGCATTCACGGCAGTAGCCACAGTTCTCTAACAAGTCTTCAGCATCTCGTAGCCTTGAAGCCAGTCGCTTGACTTCTCGGACTAAATCCCAAAACATTCTTACTTTGTAATCATTAGTCCATTGTTTCATATTATCAATTTTGTCTGTGTCAATCATTCAATCACCTCTAATAATTCCTTAACTTCATCCCAAATGTCTGTGTCTTCGGGTATCAACTCCCTGTCCCAAAGGTTCTGTAAACAAGCGTCATAATCTTTGACTTCTTCACGCAACCTCTTGACTTCTGCTAAGAGAAGTGGTGCGTCGGCTATGAGTTGTGCGTCTGCTTGAGAATATGCGATAGCCGTTAAGCCCCCATTCACATTGATAGGAATATCACCTTCGGGCAAATCGTGTTGTCCTTCGTGTCCTACCGACCACTTACCGTATGCTCTTACTTCGTATTTGTCTGTGTCAATCATTCAATCAACCCCTTGAGTACATCCCTCAAATCATCCAATTTAACCATAGGGTGAGTCCACGGAACTTTATCTGTTGGAATCAATGCTTTCTTAATACCTTCACGCAACCGTTTGACTTCTTCCATCGCTTCATCATAAATCTCTTTCATAGAACTCAATGTCCACCCCGCATGTATAGCATCATTTATGAAACGCCTTACCTGCCAATCTTTCTGTCGGAACTTGTATTCACCCAACGGATGTTGTTCATTTCTGTCTGTGTATATCATAAGTTCTCTCTTTCTAAACTCGTAAACTTTTATTGTCTCTTCATGTTTGTCTGTGTCAATCATGTATATACCCCATTATGTATGCTTTGTCTTTTACTTCCTGATACTCCTTGTAGATCGCCACTGCGTCTTTGAGTGGCAGGTAACCTAAGTACAGTATCTCTTCTTCTCTGTGGTACAGAGCCTCCTCTTCAGTCTGAGGCGGAGGGTTCTCAAATGTCACTGCCCTGTACTGTTCAGGTACACACAGTGGTACATCTGTGAATCTGTCACCGCCTAGCCTACGAGGTACTGGTGACCTGTGCACCTCGGCTATTCTATCGAGTATCTCTTTGTCAACACTGGTGTGACCACTCTTGGTGTATCTCAGTGCCAGTGCATCTGCATGCAAGACCATCCAAGAATAATTCGGCACACTCTCGTATGTCCAAATGTATTGCTTGAGTACAACATCGTCTAGCAGATCGGGTCTGCATAGTACACGGTGTACATTCTCTACTGCTCTTGGCAACTCTGCATCTAAGTACAGTGCTGCCGCCTTGTCAGGCATTTTGTCTAAAAACATTACCATTTTTCTTTCCATATTTATTCCTCCTCTTCTAATTCCCATTTAGCATAGACCAATGCTTCTATCAAAGGCCAATGCAAAGGTGACGGTGGCTCATTGATGACTGTCATTTCACCACAGTAGTCGCCGGTAAAGGTGTGATGCGGTCGTGGTTTTGCTGTACCATATTCTTTGAAAGTACCTTGCGTGAACTTGTTTCCACATGTTAGGCATTCGCATAACCTGTAATCCTCACGATTCGCTCCTACTACAACAGCACTCATCACAAGTCCTCCGGATCGAAATCATCCATCTCTTCTTGGCTAACACCGAGTAACTTCAGTATGTCCCAAAAGGCATCCATTGCATTAACTCCCTCATTATTGATGTAGCCGTCTTCGCAACCGAATCTGTACCACTCAAGGCATGTGGATTTGATTACATCCAACTTACCTTTCATCCATTTCAAGTAACTAATCTCCTCTGTCCAATCGTCACCGAATTGCTCATTACTTTCTAAAAAATCTACAATTTTATCTATCATATTTATTCCTCCTACCACTGGGGAAACAGGTTCATGGTACCCCTACCACTATTTCCAATGCGTGAAAACTTGTCCTGTTATTATTGGACAAACCCCAATGTAAGTTTATGTGCTGCTCACACAATTAACTCAGAGAACGGTGTAACATTCTCCAAGTCTATCTTACCCGATGCAACTTGCTTCATCATGGTGTGTACTGTGCTCAGTTTCTCAGAGACAGCATCCATTGCAAGGACACGGCCCTTGAGTGGTCTACCATTTTCGTCAATCCATTCAGGCTTGTGCGTAATCGCACCAGTCAAGATGTTGTACACATGGTAAAGACTACCAGCATCTTCCTTCTCAACTGCAACCCAGTCTGCCGCTGGTCGAGTCCATCCGTGACCCATGAGTCTCCACATGTGTCCACGAGTTAGACCAGTAATGTCGCCTTGGTCATTGCGAGTAACAGTCGGCTTGGTAATCAAGCCCTTGCTCTCACAAATAGTCATCAACTTGTCAAAGGTCTCACGGGTGACATCGAAATCACGAAGTCCCTCAACTCCCACAATCTCTTGCTGTGCTTGCTGAATAACTGCATCAATACTGGCTGCTAGTTTGCCGAAATCGTAACCCTTCAGTGTGTTCTGAGTGTGCTTCAGTTTGATGATGGTAGATGCGCTACCAACAACCATTCCGTTGCTGCAAGCCAAACGCATTGCAACTGCCTGTACCTTGAAGGAACTGCTGCCGTCAAGACTGTTCTTGATAACGAAACCTACACGGTAGTCGCCAGTAGAAACCAGTCCGTCACCACGCCTGCTCTTGTCAATGTTGTCCCAGTCAATGCTGCTTGTTACATCACAGTACAAGTCTGCTCTCTTACCTTCCTTGTAAGCAAGTGGCTTACAGTCCCAACCGTTCTGAGCAGCCAGTTCTAGGAACGGGCCGAATCCTTCACGGTAAGGCATAGGGTAGTACTGCTTGGTAAAGGTACCAAGGTACGCACCCGCTGGTCGCTTCTCACTCTGATAGTCAGGGTTGAAGATGTGGTAGGCCGCAGGCTCACCATCTTCCAAGTTGACACGGGCTACTCTGTCGAGGACCATGCCATCTTTCGCTTCTTCATCCATGATAACCAGCGCAGGTTTCTTGACTGGGGTGAAATCCCAGTTAACTGCTGCGTGTTTCGTTCTGCCACCGGACAGGAATGCTGCATCAAACGGCCCTGCTGTATCAGCCTGAGCGACTACTTGATCGCCTACGCTGATGCTCGGTCCTGATGCACCCCACTGTGGTGTCTCATCATTTCTCTCTTCATTGTTCATTATATCTTCTCCGTATTCCATTGCTTCCACAATCCTTTGGTTCTCTTCATCTGCATGAAGCGGTGCATGCGGGCCACTACCCATGTGCATACCTATTAGTTCGCCATCTTCACTGTCATCTATGTTCAACAGTATTGCTGTCTTACTATCTCCAAGATTCTCCAATCTCCCAATCAAAGTTCTCGGCAGGCGTACTTCTCTAGTACCCGATGCTGCTTCGTATTCTATGTCCACTGTCTTATCAGTTGACGCTTTTATCTTTCCAATTACTACTATTTTATCCATATTAGTTCTCTCCGTTATTTCTGTACTGTTTGCTCCACACTATAAACTGTTTCGTTTTAATTTTGAAAGGTATGGCATTTTACTGCTTATTCTTAATCCGTCATTCATTCTATTTCCTCTCCGTTTCTGTCTACTCTGCTAACCGTAGGAGCAGTGTGCATCCCAAAGAATGCCCTGTCAAACACCAACACGATTGAAGGGAACACTGCTGGTTTGTTCTCGCCATCACCCTTATCAAAACACATACGCCCCTTAACAAATATCATCTCTGAACAGTAAGGCCAAGCCCAGTCATGGAACCACTTGACATCTGTTGTCGATCGCAGGAGCATGACTACTCGCTGCACATGACCGGCTTGAACTTCCTCAACCGCTTTCTGTACCCACTTGCCGACACCATGTCCGTAAGGTGGGTTGCACCAAACGATGCCCTCGTAATGAGTATCGACGCCCCAGTTCTGTGACAGTGCATCATTTTCCTTTGTGAAGTATTCATCACACTTGTGATTCAGGTCAGACGCAGCCGCATCCAGTGTGAACGGGCCGAACCTCTTATTCATGTTGTCAAAGAATTGTTGGGGTGTACCCCACTCAACTGTTTCTGATTTGTTATAGTATGCGTTACTCATTTTACTCACCTTCCACTTCGTAAGTGTGTATTGTACCATACACTGTTAGTGTGTGCTCGTGATTGCACAAAATACACTCACCTGTAAACTCCCACACTACACTGTCGCCGTCACAACTGATGGGGCTTTCACATAAGTCGTATTCCAACTCAACAGTTTCGCACCCATAACATTCTTCATTTTTACAATCTGCGTTCATTCAACCAACTCCAATACTATCTCCATCTGTTCGTCTTTCTCTGTTATTACTATCATTTCTGCCACTCCGTGTCTTGTTTCTATCATTCTTCTTCAACTCCTAGTTTCAACTTAGCCCAATCTATACCATCCATCACACCTTTCTTGTGCTTGACTTTAGAAATGTCAAAGCCCGCTTCTATCAAAGCCCTCCGACCTGCAAAGATATTCGTTGAGCATTTGTGCATTTTGTTAGTAGGTATAATATAAGTGGGTTCTTCTGTATCATCGACACAATAACTGATTGCATAATCAACATCTTTTCCAGTCCCTCTGTCATACACCCTCATAATGTAATTATCATCATCCATCTCAATTACTATCATTCTAAATCCTCCCAGTATTGTTTGCACTCAGGGTTGATGTCACAACCCCAACCGTTTCTTCCTAACTTCTGCGCCGCCGCTATCGTAGAACCGGAGCCAGCGAAACAATCGCCAACCCAGTCACCCTCGTCAGTGGTATGGAGAATCAATCTCTCCAGCAACTTGTAAGGAATCTGATTCACATAGCCACGATAGTCCTTGCTGACATTCTTACACATGTTGATTTCCCACCAGTCGTAGTGGACTACACCCTTGTGTCCGTCAGCGATACGCTGCTTGATGCGCTTGTCGTTTGGATTACGGTACGGTTGAACCGTTGCCAAGTGATTGAACTTGGGCTTCTGTCCACGCTTCTTGAACCACAGGATAGCCCTGCTTGCTCTTGTGAACTTGGACTTGCTGTGTCCGATGTTGGAGGGGTACACCCATGTAATCCACTGGTGTAGTTCCAACTCACTGTGTTTAACAATACCTGCCTCTATCTTATCAACCAACCTTGAGATAATCTCAGGGTAGTGTATGATGAACAGTGAACCATCATGTCGTAGTGACCTAGCACAAGTGTGTATGATGTCCACCAATTCTGACGCATACACATCAGGCTTCTTGTTGTCTTTGAAATCCGATTGGTAATCGAATCCTATGTTGTAAGGCGGATCGAGAATCCATGTATTCATCACCAATCCATCTTCTTCTATACACGCTTTCGCATCTCCTATTCTCATTATGTTCATTCTTAATCTCTCCTTGCGTAGTAATAATCTCCATACTCAATGTATGTGTAATCCATGAGCAGGTCTTTAGCGACCCACTCCCAATCAATATAATTTATAGGACTCCACCCTTGACCGTTTCCATCTA